CATGAATAGTAAATTGTTTGTCAATGGTGATGTTAGCATGAATAGTAAATTGTTTGTCAATGGTGATGTTAGCATGAATAGTAAATTGTTTGTCAATGGAGACATTTCGTTTAATAATTTTGTGACAGTTGGCGGAAATGTTCATTCCAAAGGATTATACGCATCTGAAAATAGTTATGTCAAACAAATAAATGTTGGATTGAATTATGATTATTTTTATGGATTTGATAATAATTTGGTTAATTCTGGATTGGCAGGACCTTTACACAACATGTCTAATAATGGAATATCTGAAACATACAGTTCAACTGATGTCCAAACTGGCACAAGTTCTATTAGTTTCAATGGAACTAATCAATATTTAACTTTTCCAAATTTTTCATTTAAAAACACTGGTTTCTCTGTTGCATTTTGGGGCAAATTTGATGTTCCTTCAAATATGACTAGAACTGTTTTTCTAATGAAAAATTCTTCAAACACAAAAATAATTGAATGTTATGTTTTTTCTGGAACAAATTTGTATTTTGAATTAACTGGATCTTCTCAAGTATTTACAAATGTCATAAATGGTGACAATACATGGAGACACTATGTTTTTACAATGTCTTACAGTGCTTCAAATACTGGAACCATGTTGTGTTATGTAAATGGATCGCTTGCCAGCACTGTTTCAAATACATATTATCCACCAGTATTGACCAATTTGACTGTTAATGTTGCTACCAATGGCACATCTTATCTTACTGGAAAACTTGATCAATTGATATTTCAAGATAATATTATTAGCGGTGCTGATGTTTTACAAATTTACAACAAATCAAGTGGAATATACAATTCAGTTGTTGGAATTGCTTCAACCAACATTAAAACTGGCGAATTAATTGTTAATGGTGGCGTTGGAATTGGTGGTAATGTGAATGTTGGTGGATCCATTGTTAATGCAGGATTGACTAACTCATTGGTTCTTAAAGCAAATCTTGCGGCTCCTTCATTTACTGGTATAGTTGTTTCTGCTGGTGATGTTTCCATGAATAGCCGATTATTTGTCAATGGAGATGTTTCTTTTACCAGTAATTTATTTGTAGGCGGATCCATTGTTAATACTGGATTGACCAATGCATTGACTGCTAAAGCTCCTTTGGCAAGTCCCACATTCACAGGAACCGTTCGCTTAACAAATAAGACATTTTTTGGTGTTGATAATATTGGTGGTGGTACTGGTGATAATGCCTTTGTGGAATTAATTATAAATAGTGGCGAAAGCACAACATTAAAATTTGTTAATGATAATGAAGTTAATGATCATATTTCATTCATGCCTTCTGGAAATCTTGGAATTGGAACAACAACACCTGATGCTGGTTTTAAATTGGATGTTAGTGGAAATCTTAGAGCATCTGGAAATATCCACGCAGGAAGCAATGCGAAGTTATTTACAATAGGCAATGACACTGTTCTTCAAAATATTAATAGTGCCGGTTGGCTTTATATAAATGGTGGAACCACTGGATATGGAAATACTGGAGTGACTGTTGACACAGGCGGAAATGTTGGAATAAAGGGAAGTCCAAGCACATCTTTTGCACTTAATGTGACAGGAAATGTTCAGGCCGGTAAGTTCAGCGCATCATCTGATTATAGAATTAAAGAAAATGTTGAACCATTGGATGGAACTTTCACGGTGGATGTTTTGAAACCTGTTTCTTATAAAAATACCTTGACAAAAGCGCCAGATATTGGTTTTATTGCGCATGAAGTTCAAGAACATTATCCTTATTTGGTGTCGGGTGAAAAAGATGGCAAAGATATGCAGTCTCTCAATTACATAGGTTTGATTGGTATTCTCACAAAAGAAATACAAGATCTCAAGAAACGCGTATCTGAACTTGAAAATAAGAAATAAACGTAACTTGAAAACATTTTCCATGTTTTTACCCCTTGAAATAAACTAGTTCTCAATATACTCGTACCTTCAAAAAATTGATTCACAAAATCATTCAAAGACATTTTAACAAATAACTATACTCTTTAAAATGTCTACTACTAATCTAGCAAAACAATATCAGAAGAAATCTGATAAGGAACACGTCCTTGATAATCCCGATACTTATATCGGTTCCAAGGAACGTGTTGAAGAAAATCTATGGATCTTTAATGAATCCACCTCTCTATTTGAACATAAACAAATCCATTATATTCCTGGTCTCTATAAACTCTTTGATGAAGGTATCGTCAACTGCCGTGACCATGTCGTTCGCATGATACAAAAGTCCAAGACCGATGACAAGACCAAACTCGTAACTTTCATTAATATTGACATCGCCGCCGATGGAACCATTACCATGGAAAACGACGGCAATGGCATTGATGTCGCCAAGCACCCTGAATACGATGTCTGGATCCCCGAAATGATATTCGGACATCTCCGCACTTCCACCAACTATGATAAAGAAGAAAAACGCATCGTCGGCGGTAAGAACGGATTCGGATTCAAGCTCGTTCTTATCTGGTCCACCGTGGGTCATATTGAAACCGTTGATCATGTCCGCGGTCTAAAATACACTCAATCCTTCCTACAAAATTTGGATACGATTTGTCCTCCTGAAATTACCAAGGTCAAGGGCGCGAAACCTTATACAAAGGTCACTTTCAAGCCTGATTATGCCCGCTTCGGGATTGACGGTCTGACTCCTGATATCATTGCCCTTCTAAAAAAGCGCGCCTATGATATTTGCGCTGTCACCGATCAAAGTGAAAAGAAAATTAAATTCAACTACAATGGCGCCCCCATTCCTGTAAAGAATTTCCAACAATACATTGATATGTATATTGGACCGAAGGATGGAGCAGATGCTAATAAACGCGTCTACGAAATTGCAGATGGGCGTTGGGAATACGCAGTTGCCCTGGCCCCCTCACAAGAATTCACCCAAGTCTCTTTTGTGAATGGCATCTGTACTTACAAGGGCGGCAAGCACGTTGAATACATTGTCGGTCAAATTGTTAGAAAACTCATCGCATTTATTGAAAAGAAGAAGAAGGTGAAGGTGAATGCCTCTGCCATCAAGGAGCAACTTATCCTGTTCTTGAGATGTGATATTGAGAACCCTGCGTTTGATAGTCAAACAAAGGATTTTATGAATACGCCATCCGATAAGTTTGGCTCTACATGCTCTGTTAGCGATGCCTTCATTGAGAAGGTGGCAAAAATGGGTGTCATGGATATGGCATGTAATTTGACGGAGGCCAAGGAAAGTCGTGTTGCAGCGAAGAAGACCGATGGGTCTAAAACCAAGAATATCCGTGGAATAGATAATTTCATGGATGCTAATTTCAGCGGCACTGAAAAGTCTAGTGAATGCACATTGATATTGTGTGAGGGATTGAGTGCCATGTCCGGTATTGTTTCCGGATTATCTTCTAGCGATCGCAATGTGATAGGCATTTATCCTTTGCGTGGAAAGTTGTTAAATGTTCGCGGCGAATCTCTTAAGAAAATTACCGATAATAAGGAAATCACGGATCTTAAAAAGATTTTGGGTTTAGAAAACGGCAAGGAATACAATTCTGCTGAAGACGTCAATCGGTCTCTCAGATATGGCAAAATCATGATCTTATGTGATCAAGATACGGATGGCTCTCACATCAAGGGTTTGTGCATTAATCTGTTCCACTGCGAATGGAAATCCTTAACCAAGATTCCCGGATTCATTTCCTTCATGAATACGCCGATTTTAAGGGCGAGCAAGGGAAAGACCACGCTGTCCTTCTATAATGAAGGAGAATATGAGACGTGGAAATCGGGGATCGGCGGCGGCGAAGCCGCCTCTTGGAAGATCAAATATTTCAAGGGTCTTGGAACATCCAAATCCGAGGAGTTCAAGGAGTATTTCAGCAACAAGAAAACCGTGGACTTTGTCTATGAAGACGTTATCAGCGATAATGCCATTGATATGGTTTTCAATGATAAACGCGCCAATGATCGCAAGACATGGTTGATAGAGAAATATGATAAAAATGCATTCTTGGATACTACAAGCCCCCGCATTACATATGAGAGTTTTATTGACAAAGAACTCATCCATTTCAGTAATTATGATTGCGGTCGTTCTATTCCATGCGCCATTGATGGTCTTAAAATCAGTCTCCGCAAAATCTTATTCTGCGCGTTTAAGCGTCGCTTAACCAGTGAGATCAAGGTGGCGCAATTCTCCGGATATGTTTCTGAACACAGCGCTTATCATCACGGCGAGACAAGTCTTAATGGCGCCATCGTGAATATGGCACAGAATTTTGTGGGGTCAAACAATATCAATTTGCTTATGCCCAACGGTCAGTTTGGAACTCGGCTTCAAGGCGGCGATGACTCGGCGTCGGAAAGATACATTTTCACTATGTTGAATTCTCTTACTCGCTACATATTTCCCGAGGCCGATGACGCGATCCTCAACTACTTGAATGACGATGGCACTTTGGTTGAACCTGAGCACTACATTCCTATTATTCCTTTTGCTCTAATCAATGGAATCAAGGGTATTGGTACGGGTTTCTCGTGCTCGGTGCCGCCTTACAATCCTGCTGATCTGATTTCATATTTGAAAAACATGTTGACTAATAAAGAAAACGGCGATTTGACACCCTATTATGAAGGGTTTACTGGAACCGTCGCCAAGATAGAATCCGACAAGTATTTGATCAAGGGGATTTACAAGAAGACGGGCGCAGATTCTATTGAAATCACTGAGCTGCCGATTGGCCGTTGGACCATGGCTTATACCAAGATGTTGGAGGAGATGATGGACGGGAGTTCACCAAAGGGGAACAACGAGACCGGCAAGAAGTCCGCCCCGCTCATTAAGGATTTCACATCTTTGTGCACTGAAGTCAATGTGCATTTCTTAGTCCAATTTCCAAAGGGCAAGTTAGACGAATTAATGGCCGCAAAAGACTCCGATGGAATAGACGGTGTTGAAAAGCTGATGAAACTCTCTACAACCATCAAGACATCTAATATTCACATGTTTGATGAGAATTGCAAGCTTAAGAAATTTGAGAATGTTCATGAGATCATTGGTGGATATTATCCTGTTAGATTGGCTGCCTACAAGAAGCGCAAGGATTATTTGGTTGCGGCGATGCGACAAAGGATGCTTGTCTTAACTAATAAGGCAAGATACATTGAATGCACTCTTATTGATAAGATTGATTTGAGACGTAAGAATGCCGAGGCGGTTATAAAGATGATGGATGTCAATGGATTTGATAAGTTGAATGAAGGTGGTTACAATTATTTGGTTAAGATGCCAATGGATTCAGTGACGGTTGAAAATGTGGATAGACTCAGAAAAGAACGCGATGAGACTCAGAAGGAGTTGGAGATTCTCATTGCGACAAGTTTAGAAGAAATGTGGATGCGCGAATTGGATGTGTTGGAGAAGGAATATGTCGGATACAAGAAGGAGCGCGCTGAATTACAATTGCCGCCTGCCACAACAGCGCCCACAAAGAAGGTTCCAACGCGCTTGCACGAGCGCTCGTTGATCCCCAAGGGAGATCCTAAGAAGAAGTAAATTGGTTGATTGTTTTTCCAACATCAATATATAAAATGTCGGAATTGACACCAAGAACATTAAAAATGCTTTGTTTTGGAAATGATAGGCTTTGTAATGTTCAAAAGAAAAAAAAAGTTATGCAGCAAATTAGTGAAAAAATGAGATACAGTCAGATAGTAAATTCGGTCAATACTGAAGGTCGCAATACTACTGTTACTGATGTTAATAAAGTGCCTATTGGATTTAGACCTGTCAGGGCAATCATAGTTCCTCCAACCAATTTTAGGATTTTTAGTTGATTTGTAATTGTCTATCATTTTTTTATTTAGTAAATATATAATGAAGAAGCCTGTTAGACAACCTGATGGTTTTTACCATGTTGATGGAAAGAAGTATGCAATTTTGACAGGATCTCGCACCCAGGTTCATAATGGAACTGCATGCAAGACTCCGGGTGGATTGCGCAAGAGTCAATTGTTAATGAATAAGTGGGGACGCATTGTCAGTGCCAAGAAGCATGCCACTGCCAAGAAGGAGAAGCGGTTGGAAAAGCACGGTTTTTTTGCTAAGAAGGGACAGTTTGGATATGTTAAGAAGACGGCTAAGCGACAAAGTCGCAGCACTTCCAAGAAGTAAGCGACAAAGTCGCAGCACTTCCAAGAAGTAAGCGACAAAGTCGCGGCACTTCTAAAAAGTAAGCAAAGTAAGCAAAGTAATTAAACAAATAGATATACACATAATAATTTGTGTGTATATTTTAAGTAGGATGTCTGCGGATGAAAATAAACAAAAATTATTGAAACTCGGATTTAGCGATAATGAAATAAAAAAGGTTGATAAATTAATAGAGGAATTATACGATGGCATGAGATTGCGACGAATACATGATTTAATAAAATCCTCAAAATCTGCAAGAGACACCAAGCAAGCCGTATTTTTGAAAGAAGAAATAATGAAAGATCGGTTGCAATATATTTATTTTTATAATGAATTTGCAAAAGAAATGTGCGAATTGTATTGCGATGGTAAAACCGAGACTGACCATAAGAATTTGCAAGACAAAATGAAATACAAGGATAATTTGCATTTGAAAAATATTATCAAACCAATAGATGGCATTCTTAATAAAATAAAATTTTACGATGATCTTGAGAAGCTGCCGTTAACATTTGATGATAAAATTTCACGATTTAACAAATACAATAAAATTTCATTCATGCGGATGAAGATTCGTTATTTTAAGATGATGGATGACATTAAAAGCACATGCGAAAAAGTCATTCAAATCATAGGTGAAAAAACCAATGATCCTGAACGGTTTCCATATTATATTAGGTATATAATAAATTCAATTCATATTGCGGAAACACGCGCCATTCAAATACTTATGGATAAAAGACAAGCCCCAAAAGACAACATGGAATTTTTAAAACCTGCAATTGATGCTTTTGTTAAATTTAGCAATATGAGTAAGAATGTTAACGTCAATATTAATACTCCTCTTGAAATTAAAGGATATCCGTTGGCACAAAAAGCTGGTGGAAAAAATATATATAATAATAATATAATGCCACGAAAAGTTGTTGTCTGTCGCCACAAAAGTGTCAAAAAATGCAAACGCGCGTCCGTTTCTTGTAAATATGTTTCTGGGAAAACACGCAAATATTGCCGCCGAACACGAAATAGTAGTCTTAGAAAGAAAAATTGATCTGTTTAACATGATTTTGTTGTTTTATATCAAATAAATCATGTCCACATTTATGCCCTTGTTTATAATAGTTCGCATTGTTTCACAAGTTTATGAAAAATGCATTTGTTATTCAACTATAAAATCCGATTCTGAAGAAGAAAAAATGCTATGTAATGTCATATTATCCAGATATGAAAACATGCGCAAGCGCATTGTTGATGGTTGTTGCGACACCGATGTTGGCTTAAAATCTATTGAAGATTCAATTCGCGAAGTTATTGTTTATGAACAACAATATCAAGATCTAAGAAACTCTGTTATAGATAATTATGATGATGATGATGATGATTATTCTGGCGATAATATATTAACTTTGGAAAAATGTCGCGACAAAACTGAATTGTTGAACGTTGCTGTTAATTTGAATTTATCATACACTGAATTTAAAAACATTATTTCAACAGAAGATGGAGACAATGAAATACATGTTACTCACGAAGATTTGGTTGAAGATGATGATATTTACAGTTAAAATCGCTCAATTGTATATATCATGAATAATTTTGCTCATTTATTTTCTTTCTGGATTTTCATGTGGTTTTTTCTTTATTATTTGGGATATTTCACAGATTACAATCCAAAATTGGCATTGACCGTCGGAATGGCGTTTGAAATTTTCTTAATTGTTTTGATGTTTTTTAATGACGTCTCTATCAGATACATTCTGATTTTCTTTCTGTTGCAGGTTTTTATTAAAGTTATTCCATTGTATATTCTCCGAAACAAATCCATTGATCTTATTCCCGATTTGAAATCAACCATTATTGTTTTTTTCATTTATTTGGCTTTTCTCTATTGGAATGATATTGATGTCATTGTTTTTAATTCAAAAGCATTCTACAATTTTGCGCATGGAATTCCCAATTCGCCTTTTATGGATTTATTAGATTCAGCTATATATAAATGAGTCTGTGTAAATATAAAGATCTTTTTGGTAAACCCGGTGAAGGTATCCATTCTTGGCGCATCTTTGATATTGGTGTTATTGATGTTCTTACTACTATTTTGTTTGCTTATTTTATATCTTTTTTTACAGGCATCAGTCTTTTCTATGTTTTGCCCGCCGTTTTCCTTTTAGGCATTTACGTTCATAGGCTATTTTGCGTCCGCACTAAAGTTGATCGGATTCTTTTTCCAAACGCAAAGTAAATATAATTATATCATTGTTTTATAAATGAATAATAATGACTTGATGCCACCAGAATTAAAAATCACGTCATCAGAATCCGAAATCAGGTCATCAGAATCAAAATTGGAAAATAAATACAAATCAGAGCGCATGGAAATTTGCAAAAATTGCAAAGCAGAAGGTTTTGTAGAAAATACAGAATTTGTGGAAATTCATCATCATAATGATATTGATATACATTCAATGGACGGTTATTTTTCATTTTCTATATATTATCGTCATGCCAATATTGATTATTTTGTTAATTCAAAATATTATATGGGACTTTTTTTGTATGCCGAAATGACACATAATGAAATTTTTTTTAAAAATTTAAATAAAGTTGCTATGATATTGTACACAGATGCAAAAACACTTCCTATTTTAAAAGAAGCGTTTTCATTATATCCCAAAGTTGTATATGCTGTCACAAATTGGCCACAATTTAACACAAAAGATTCGTTGACAGTTGAGAACACTGTATTGCGATGCATGCGATTTCATGCTTTGGAAGCATTTCCAAAATCATGGATTTGTGTGCGTGATGCGGATACAGTGTTTGACAATGAAATTATTCAGATGCAATATTTATTTGAATTAAACCCAACAACTATTGGAAAAACAAAAGACAATGTTGATGTGACAAAAGACAATTATAAACTCATTTTATCAAATTTTATAGGAAATTGGGAAAAAGAGTTTATATTAATGTGGTTACATCACGGGTCACTAGATGAAAGAAAATCAATTAATATTGGTGTCAACTTGCTATATAAGCGACGATGGCATGCGGATTTACCATTAGTATTTTCTTTAAAAGAAATTTATATTCATGATGATACTAAAATTTTAGGATGGAGTGAGTATTTTGAAAATGGGGAACGATTTTATGATTATGAAAATAATCTTATACATGCTATTAGACAACCATTCAGTTTAAATAGAAAAATGATAATGAAAGCTCCATTTGGCGTTTATGCTGGATTTGTAAATTTTAACAATTCAAGACCCAAAGATCTTTGGGAAAATTCATATTATTATTTGACAAGTCATTATTTATTAATTGATGATAGACAAAAAATAAGTGATGAAAATATTGATTTTATTTCAAAAATTGGCAAAGATGAAAGAATTATATTATTTGCGATGATTCCAAAAAATATTTCAAACTGTTATTTTTTTTCGG